CTTTGAGAGATTATTAGGTGTAGAGGATTTCTTCTATGAGATATTCAAATTTGATAAGAGATTTAAATTCATACGAAACATTTTTAATTCTAGATTTGCATTTACAAAAATTAATGCTGAGTTTGGATTCGGATGTTTTCCATTTCAATTGATTCACAACTTTAAACAAACAGAGGATGTGGATTACAATGTAGAGAAAAAGTTTCATATGTTCTCCGCAAATTGTAATGTGAAGGAAGACCGATTACATTTATATTCTATGTTAGAAAGGGGAAGCTATTGGGATAAATGTAATACATCATTCTTTTTACCTTTGTTTGGGTATGGTAATAAAAAGTTTAGACCGATTGAATATATGGCTAACTTTGGAGCAATGGATATTGAAACGAACTATGTTCCAAAGAAATTAAAATATGATAATGAACTAAATGTAAAGAATCTGGCATTACAGGATAGCTTAGAATGTTCGTTTCAGGTGATATTTGAAACCCGCTATCATTCTCATTGTGGAATTGTATTAAGTGAAAAGTTATTCAAAGGATTCTTATACAAAACTCCATTCATTACATTTGCACAACATGGTACTTTAAAAACTCTTAGGGAGTTGGGATTCTCTACATTTGATTGGTTAATAGATGAGAGTTATGATGAAGAAATAAATGATAAGAACAGATTGAAGATGGTGTTGGGAGAAATAGAAAGATTGCTGAATACCCCAATTGGTGAGATAGAGGAAAAGATAAAAGAACACCAATACGAATTAGATTGGAATAGAGAGCGAGTTAGAATATTTGCACAACTCGAAATTGATAAAATTATAAATCTATTTGATGCCGAATAAAGATACTATATGCGTTCTACCATTTATGCACCTTTCCGTTTTTCAAGATGGAAAGCTGAAACCATGTTGTATATCCGATTCATTCTTTGATGAGAACTATAATGATTTCAAAAACTTTGATGAGTTGTTTAATAATCCATCTTATCAAAAATTAAGAGAGGATTTAAAGAGTGGAGTTAAGAATAAGATGTGTGATATATGCTGGAAGAAAGAGGAATACGGTGGTAGAAGTTTTAGACAAGAAAAGAACGCACATTTTAGTAAACAATATGATGAGTTAATAAGTGGAGAGGAGAAAAAAGATTTAGTATTTTTAGATATTAGATTCTCTAATCAATGTAATTTTAAATGTAGGATGTGTAGTGAAAGAGATTCTACGAGTTGGTATGATGAAAGAAAAGAGTGGAATGAAAAGAATGGGATACCATTTGATAGTAAGAAATTACATATATTAAACAATGATTTCAGTAAAGAAGATTTAGAGCATTTAGAATATGTTTATATAGCAGGAGGTGAGCCATTATATACAAAGAAGGCATGGGATTTTATAGAAACTATACCACATCCTCAGAATGTTGATTTACAATTCCAAACAAACCTGTCAATACTAAACTATAAAGACAAGAACATATTTGAATTGACTAAAGGATTTAAGAAAGTAATCTATTCCATTTCATTGGATGGGTTATTCGAAGTGGGTGAATTCGGTAGAACAAACTTTAAGACAGATGTATTTCTGGCAAATCTAAATAAGTTAAATGATGTAAGAAAAGAATATAATAACATAGTTTATGACTTTACATACACATCATCTATATTAAATGTATTTTCATTTTTTGAAACATTTGATTACTTAATTGATAATGGCTATATAACCGATTATTCGAATATAAGATTTCAATTTGTAAGGTATCCTGATATATTGGATACAAAGAACTTTAATGTTTTGAGTAAAGCTAAAGAATATTACGAAAGAACATATACTCTAAAAGGAATAGAAAATTCTCCTTTCTTATTGGGTGATATTGAAAATCTATTAATATATTTGCAAAAGGAAAACAATACAAATACAAAAGAATACTTGGAAAAGTTAAAAAATTATCTTATCTTTTCACAGAATTATAATAATATAAAAATACCATCAACACTTAACCAATACATTTCATTAATATGAGCGAACGAAAGTATTTACCCACATTAGCAGAATTAATTGATAGATTAAGTATCATTCAATTAAAAGAAGTATTCATTACAGAGCATAAAGAAGAGTATGCTAAAGAGATTGCGGACATTCAACATGATATACAATTAATATTGGAAGAAGGTAAAGAGCCTATAACCGCTGAAACCATTAGAGCAATCATAGTATTATCTCAAATGAACTTACATATATGGCAAAATGAAACCAATGTAAGAAACGGTTCAGAGGGGCCAAATATGTTAGCATTAACACATGGGTTGAATGGCATCCGTAACACCGCTAAGAATCGAATACAAGAAGTTGTAGGAGGTAGAAAAGATTATAAGATTGATTGTTTAGCGGCAGAGTTTAAAGATTGGGAAATCAGTTGGTAACATATATATCAGAAAAGGTTTATGAAGATATTAGTTATAGGAGATAGTTGTACAGATGTATTCATTTATGGTCATTCAAATAGAATGTGTCCAGAAGCACCCGTACCTATATTTGAACCATCTAGAACTGTCACCAACGATGGGATGGCAGGTAATGTAAGAGCCAACTTAGAATCATTGGGGGCTAGTGTGAATCTAATCACAAACAAAGAACAGATAACAAAGACACGATATGTAGATGTTAAATCAAATCAGATGTTTCTAAGAGTAGATTCAATTGATAGAGTTAGACCTGCATTTGATATCAATAGAGTTGATTGGGATGTTGATGCGGTGATTGTATCCGATTATGATAAAGGATTCTTAACCGAAGCTGATATACATGAAATTAGTAAGAGACACGAATTGACATTCATTGATACTAAGAAGCCTATAAACTTACAAACATTTTCCGATTACACATTTATTAAGATGAATGAATATGAGTGGGAGTTATGTGAAAAAGCTGGTGCGAAATACGAAGAGTGGGCGGATAAACTTATTATTACAATGAGTGAGAAAGGATGTTTATATAAAGATGTAGTATTTCCTGTTAATAATGATATTGAAGTAAGAGATTTGAGTGGAGCAGGTGATACGTTTATGGCATCGTTAGTATATAAATTTGTAGATACGGAAAGTATATCGGATTCAATTAAATTTGCTAATCAATGTGCCACTAAAGTGGTTCAGAAAAGAGGTGTTACGACAATATGACAAATATAGATTTTTTTGGATGCAGTTTTACAGAGTTTCTTGAATACCCATATGAAATTCCAAAAGGTGTAATAGATTTACAATTATATTCTATGCATTCTCATAATACAAAAACATTGAGTTCATTCTTAGAATTTGATTTAGCATATAATAATAACTCTAATTATGTAGTTAATAATTATGGTAAAGGTAGTTTCGGCAATTTTACAATATGTAATGTAATAGAAAACAAAGTAAATAAATTAGATAAAACTAACGATAACATCGCGATAGTTCAATTATCAGCTATACTAAGAAGTGAGCATAGTTGGCAATCAATTAAAAATGCAATTCGATATTATGATGATAAAGATATTTTTGATATAGATTTTGAAAGAGTTAAACCTGATTATATAGTGGAAGAATCATCTATGGATGAATTTTATGAAAATCATATAAATAACATTAACAGAATCATTAATACATTAAAATCTAACTATAATAAATTTTTTATATTTTTTGGTTGGGATGTTTTAACGAATGATTTTTATAAGTTTTTTAAATCAACTGAATTAGATAAAATAATTCCACTTTACCCATACAAATATAGGTTGAAAGAATTTCAATATTTTGAAAATTCGGACAACTACGATTATCAACTAAAAACATATGTAGGAAAAACAGGCGGAATGTTAGAATATTCATCTAATTTAATAGAAAATGAAATTTTGCGTTATGTAGGTGGCAAAGTTAATGACCATCACCCTTCATATTTTTCAAACAAGATTTTTTATTTTGATGTAATAAGACAATTTATAAAAGATAATACTAATTTTGATTTTAATAAAAATTATTTATTGGAAGAAGATGTAATTAAATTTGAAACATTTTTGGAAACATTGTTAATAAAAAAATCAAAAGGCGGAGAATGGGAGGATTATCAGTATTCTGATTTACAAAAGGAAACTGTTATGTACATCAGAAATAATATTTTAAATAAAATAATATAATATATGGGATTAAAAGAAGCAACCGCAGACTTGCATAGTAAAGCGGAAAAGACACAATTCAGTCAATTAATATTTTCAGGTACAATTCCTGAACAAGAGTATGCATATTACTTATTCAATATGTATCATATTCATAACGCATTAGAAAATAAGTATCAATTACCACATCCTTCTTTGAATAGATGTAAAGCTATAGAAAAGGATTTAGATGTGTTAATCAAACTTAAAATGAATTTAACTGAATCTACCAAAAAATACATAGATTATATAAATGCATTAACAGAGGAGCAATGGAAGGCACATATCTATGTTAATTACCTAGCTATTGTATATGGTGGACAGATGATTAAATCAAAAGTACCTGGTGTAGGAACATATTATGTAATAGAAGATATGCAAGAATGTGTTGGTGCAATTAGAGCATTCTTAAATGATGATATGATTGATGAAGCAAATAAAGGATTCCAATTTAACATTGATGTATTAGATGATATATGGAATACATTAAGACCTAATGGAGTATGGGAATTAGGAAATTACGAATCAATTGCGGAAACCGCGACGGCAATTAATATTAACCCAATGGGTGGCAACAAAGCACCAATAAATTTAGGAAGATTATAATGAATTACAGAGAACAATTAGATATAGTAGCAGGTCAGTTCTTAGAGTTGATTAAGAAAGCACCTAATTGTGAAGAGGTATATACAGAGGATTTCGGATGGGAGAATTATAGGTACAAATCAGACTTATTTAGATTGGCGCATGTAGAGAGATACGGAGATGATAAAATTCAAGTACTGCATGTGACCACCTTTCCACATAAAGATTCACCCGAACCTATCTATGGATTTGATTGCATAACAATTGATAAGATGGTGATAGGGTGTTATATGGATTTGAGTCCAGGTATAAATCAATATCTTTTCCACCAGCATAAAAAGTGGGGTGATAAGAAACCAATTCCAGAATGGGCTAGTGTATTTAGTGATAACTTTATTGTAATGAAGCCTGTATCAAATGAGGAGTTTGTTGAATTTTGTGATTGGAGTGTGGATAGATACGATTGGTATGCGTATAGTATATTAGATAGGAGAACAAAGGGAGTGGAAGAAGATATCATAAAAGTACAAAATAATTATTGTGATATACAATCTAAAAATCCTAGAACATATAATGTGTTGAAGGCAAAGATAGGAGAGGAAAGAGCAAAGTATTTTATGGAACAAATATTATTTCCACAAATATGAACAATGTAGTATTTTATCGTTATTTGGTCAATCATAAAGATGAATTAGAATTTGAGGATTTCAGAACTGATTCTAAGTATGATGCTGAAGTTCAATTTTTTACATTAAGAAGAAACTATTTCTTTTCTGTATTAAAAGATTTCAATATTATAACTAATGAAAATGATATCGGAGGATTATCTGATTTCACTTTAGTGATTGGGTTTGACCCATCGTTTAAAGAATTATTTCATCTGATAGAAAGAGAAGACTTCAACTCAATAGTTGATACTCATAAAGATAGAATAAAGAAGATAGTATTTTGGGAAATGGATACAGGGTGGACTAATTATGGCCAATCTGAATACGATGAGAAGAAAACTGAATTTAAAAAGTGGTTTGAAGAAAAGGGTATAGAATATGAAATATTTTCAACTGCTATAAAATTCAGATATGATGATGAGGTGAAATACTTTCCTGCTCATAACGCAATGGTAATAGAAAGATTGGTTAAAGAATTAACTGATAACGGATACTATGATTATGTACAAGGTCATAACCCACAGAAGTATTTTTACTGTACATCTAATTCATTAAATGTAGATAGAGCACACTTCTACAAATACATAACGGATAATAAATTATGGGATTCTAATAACGTTGCATTATTTTCAACATATAGAAATGTATTTACAGACCATCAGTATGATGAGTTGGGCTGGGGGTTTAATTACTCATATATAGTTGCACTAAGAGGTGGTGGAAACTTACAACATATAGATGATACATTTAAGTTTTATGCTAAACCATTTGAAGATGAAGATTTTCACACTATGAATTATTCCGTTCTATCCAACTATGATAGAGTTAGAGATACATTATTTGAAATGGTATTCGAAACGATATATGAGGCAAATGAAGATTTAATTGTGCAAACATCGGAAAAAACATTTAAACCATTTGTACACAAAAAACCATTTCTTATATTCTCATATACAGGAATATGGAAAGAATTAAAAAACTTAGGATTTAAATCGTATGAATATATGTTTGATGAAACATATGATGAAATGCCTCACGCAAATGATAGATTATATGATGTGATGGATGAGTTTAAAAGAATATGCGATAAACCAATTGGTGAATTAAATGAAATAGTTAAGGAAAACATTAAAACACAGGATTACAATTTTGATATTATAAATGTTTGGTTCAAAAAATGGAGAAAAGGATTCACCGATGCAATAACATATGAATAAGATACTTTTTATAGGTGATAGTTTTACTTGGGGACAAGGATTGTACTTTTATAAATGGTTAGAAGATAAAAGGGAATTGCCTGATTCGGTGGGTGGTATGTATCCATCCCATTCTCATTTAGTGACACCCGCGGATATAAAATATAAAGATGAATACTCTTTTACAGGTTTAGTTTCCAAATATTATGGATTGGAGCCAGCTAAAAGACTGACAAACGGAGGTAGTAATACTGAGATAATTTTGGATATGATTCCTATGCTAGATAAATTAGGGAATCAAATAGATAAAGTTGTATTTCAATTTACTTCTATATCAAGATATCAATTCAGAGATTTGAATATGGGTAGTATTGATAATTGTAATGGAACGTTTGAGGAGATATATGCTAAAAGAGTTGGTAACTTATTTAAGTATATTGATAATACATTACGATACTTTTCTGAGTTGTATAACTTTGAGTATTGTTATTTGGATTGGTTGGGCGATTTTTATAAAGAATCTCCATCTCAATTTGTAACATATAGTGTAGGTGGAATTCGTTGTCAATATTTCAATCAGTTTTTAAATGAATACAAAATCGATTTGATGGTGGATAGTAAACCAATAATAGATTTACATTTAAATAAAGAAGGTCAGAAAATATTGAGTAACTCTATAATATCTCACTTTGGAAAATAAAAAATACATAGCATTCATAGGAGATAGTTTTACTTGGGGGCAAGGATTGTATTTACCTAGTTGGGTGGAAAGAAAGCCCGAAGTATTAAGAACTTTACCTATTGGAGTTCAATGGATAGAGCATCAGAAATTTGTAGATGAAACTGATTTAAAAATAAAAGATGAATTATCATTCACTTCAATAGTTGCCAATGAATTAGGCAGAATATGTGTAAAGAAAATTGATAACGGTGGAGATAATTTAGATAATCTAACCATACTTAAAACGATAGATAGACTTAACGTAGATGGAAAACAATTAGATTTTTCGTTTAAAGATAACGATGTAATCTTAATCTTTCAGCTAACTCATTTTGGTAGAAACCAGATATTTGAATATATGACGGAATCGGAGAAAGATAATATATTGGAATATAATATGGTTGATAGCACGGAAGCGATTAATAAGTATTTTAAAGATAAGGTTAGGCAATATTTTGATTACATTGATACTACTTTAGAAACCATAACAAAAGAATATGATATTGAATATTGGTATTTAGATTGGGATGGGGAATATTGGGAGTTCAGACCCGATAAATTTATTGATATTAAACTAGGTAAAAATAAAGGTAAGTACTTTTCCCCTCTAACACACACTATGGCAATTGATGTAAATTTTGAGGGTAGGGTTATAAGAGATGGGCATCTCAATAAAGAGGGTAATAAAGTAATAGCAAAATCGATTTTAGAGTGGTTACGGGATAAATCGAGGGGGGCTGGGGGGTAATCCTTCCCTTTTCCCCTATGTCCTTCGAAAACCCTAAAATTTTTGATAGTTTTACCCCTAAAAAGACTTGTTAGTTTCAATAATTATTCGTATATTTACACTATCTAAACAAAGAATATGAAAGAATTTATACAAAAGTACCAAAAAGCCATTACCGGAACAGGAGCAATTGCTGTGTTAGTGATATGTTATTTCCAACAAAGAGAATTAGTTAAGTTAAGAGAAGAGGCAAAGGTAGAGATTATGGTAAATAATACCGTTTATACCGCTAACACAATGGATTCTCTTATGAATGTAATCGATTCAATCCGAGCTGAAAACATACCTCTACAAGTTGAAAATGGTAGATACTATATGGCATTGGAATTATTGAGAGAGGAAGATAAAAAAGCAGCTGATTTATTTCAATCCATTTTAGAAACACAAACGGAATAACTATGGCGGAATTTAGTAAACAATATTGTGAGATTTACGATTGGGATTTCCCTTGGGATTTTGATATAGAAGAGGTAGCAGAAACAATCCCTAAAGGACACTACAAACCAATTATATGTGAGGGGTTTGGGTTTAGTGGGATTGGTGTGAGATTGGATGGTACTATTGAGATTTTGGTAAGAGATAACACCGATGAAGATAATTTAATTCAGATAGATTATAAAAAATATATCTCATTACATAAATCAAAAGCACAAATGGAATAATATGGGAAAATTCTATGAGGATTTGGATACTCTTAATGAGTTAATTAAAAAGATTGATAAGAAAAATCAATTGAGTGAATTCATCATCAGAGCGGTTAGAAGAGCTAAAGAAAACCCTAATAAATCAGTATCAGATGTCATTAAAGAAACCAAAAAAGAATTCCATAAATGATGGGCACTATTTAGAGTTGATGGATAGGATTCATATTGTAATGATGAATATTCAGGACCATCTAATAGACCATCCATTGGCGGAAAACGAAAAGGATATACAAAAAATAATAGAAAAAGCTCAACACAATTTGTGGAAGGCTTATCAATTAGTAGGAAATAAATCACCGGAATAGATAAAAAATAATGAAACGAAAATTATATAGAAGTTCAACTGATAAACAAATTGGTGGAGTATGTGGTGGAATCGCCGAATATACAGATAGTGACCCTACCGTATGGAGGTTGATTTTTTTGGCACTTATATGTGCACCATTTCCTATTATTTTTATGTATTTAATGGCTTGTATTGTAGTACCTAAAAAATAAAATAAAAGTTATGAATAATTTAAACAAAACAACAAAATTTAGTGTTACCTCTTACGATAGAACCACAACGGTAGAAGTTGACCATTGTGATGTGGATATGGAGGAGTTTTTGGATATCGTTAAGGTATTGGCAATCGGTATGACATTTCACGAAGATACATTCAAAAGAGGTATCATTGAATTGGCGGCTCAATACGAAGAGGAGATGAGAGAAGAAGATGTGTATCGACCAGACCCAACATTAGAAAAATCGGTTGATGATTATTTCCGTAACTTATCTGATAAAGAATTAGATGAAGCATTTGCAGAACATAACGCAGATGAAGAAGCGGATTGGGATATAACTGTGAATGATGGGTTGGAAGAAGACGAGTGGACTGACGAGTTGGAAACCCAATTTTGGAATGAACAACCACCAGAACCATTTGCTACTCCAGAAGAACTAGCGGCATTACCTACTGAATGTTGGTGTGGCGATAGAGATAGATGTGATTGTGTGAGTGAACCTAATGATAATGATGAATTCAATGATTATGGTGAGAGGGTTAAGGAGGTAAAGAAGGTAGAAAAGAAAAAGAAAAAAAATGCAAAGAGAAAATAAAATATATCTGTATTTGGATGATGTAAGAACTCCAACTGATGATAGGTGGCAAGTGGTACGAAATTACGAAGAGTTTGTGGCACATATCCGAATGAGAGGTTTAGAGAATTACGAAGTGATTTCTTTGGACCACGATTTAGGTGATACTGCTATGCAAGAATATTATAATAATGTAAGGGATAACTATACAATTGATTACAAAAACATAACCGAAAAAACGGGTATGGATTGTGCTAAATGGTTGGTGGCGGAAAGTATGACTAAGAAAATACCTTTACCACAAATCTATGTTCATTCAGCTAATCCAATTGGTAGTGCAAATATGATGGGGTATATCAACAACTATTTTATGAATAGTAGATTACCACAAACTTGCATTAGAGCAAAAGTTGACCATACATATGAAGAGGTATTAAGTGAAGAGGAAAGAATTAAGAGATTTAAAATACTTAGAGATTCAAATAAATAAGTTATGACTCAGAAAAAAATAGATGATATATTTCACATCGGAGATGGTAGTCATTTAACGGTAAAGAGTTCAACCGTTGTAGAGATGCACGACCATTTAAAGTTAATGACAGGTGATGGTGAATCAACGTCATTAGATGTGAAAATATTAGCAGATTTTGATAATATACCACCTAAGTATCATCAACTATTTTGTCAAATGATGAGTGTGAGATATGGAGGAATAGTAAATATTTGGGATAACACTCAACCATTTGCTAAGCCAGAAGTACAACAGAAGAAGTGGTATCAATTTTGGAAAAGTAAATAATTTTATTAACAATAAACATGGAGATTAACTATGAAGTGTATTAAATGTATCAAAGTAGCCAAAGGTTACGAATTGGATGAAATCCGTAGAGTATCAGACACCGATGCGGATGAAAGAGTAAAGGGTGGGTATTGGAAGTTTATCCCTAAGAGTGAGTGGAAAGCAACATTGAAGAGAGCAGTGGTAAAAAATGATACCGTTGTTTCTAAAGATGAAGTTGCTGAGTTATCAATTGAGGAAAAGAAATTGAAACGAAAGAAACAAAAATAGTATATTTATAACAAAATAATAGTATATGGCATATTCAGAAAAGGTATTAGACCATTATTCTAATCCTAAAAATGTGGGAACTTTGGATAAAAGTAAACCAAATGTAGGGACAGGTTTGGTAGGAGCACCAGAGTGTGGAGATGTTATGAGGTTACAAATCGAAGTAAACAACGGTGTAATAACCGATGCTAAATTCAAAACATTTGGTTGTGGCAGTGCAATTGCAGCATCCTCATTAGCTACAGAGTGGTTAAAGGGGAAAACGTTGGATGAAGCTGTTACAATCGATAATATGGATTTAGTAGAAGAACTCAACCTTCCACCTGTTAAGATACATTGTAGTGTATTAGCGGAGGATGCTATAAAATCCGCTATTAACGATTACAGAGTTAAAAATGAAATGGAAGAGTTAGTGTTCGATAACTAACCTTAAAATGAAAAAATTATTAGGAGTTGTTGCCTTATTATGTGTATTGGTAACAGTAAAGGCTCAAGATGTAGTTGTATTAAAACATACAAACTACACATCACATTTTAGTAAATCAAAGAAGTATCCTGTAATGGTAGAATGGTGGGAAACAAAAGCTAAAGTGGCTTGTGTAAACCCATTAGCGAGAAAGGATAATTTTAAACCGGACCCATTGTTACCAAATGAAACTAATATTGGGCAGGATTATGTAGGAAGTGGATTCGATAGAGGCCACCTAATGCCAGCAAAAAGTAATCAATGTCAAACTCAATCGGTGCAAGATGAGTGTTTCTATTATTCAAATATGGTAGCACAATATCATCGATTAAATGCAGGAGATTGGAAATCTTTAGAAACTCTAACAAGAGATGTTGCAACGATAAGTGATTCCGTTCATATATGGGCAGGTAATATTGGTGAAATTAAAAAAATAGGTAAGGTTTCAGTACCTAAACAATGTTGGAAGGTGTTTTATGTGGTTAGAAATAAAGAATGGTTTGCATATTTATTTGAAAACGACCAATCTAAACCAGATGGTATCAACAACAATAAAGTTGATTTAGCGGATATTGAAAAATTGACAGGATTAAAATTTAAATAAATGATTACAGTTACAGAAAATGCAGCAATAAAAGTTAAATCTTTAATTGAAGAAAGTGGCCATACTACGCCATACTTAAGAGTAGCAGTTAAAGGTGGAGGATGTAGTGGATTGGCATACGATTTATCTTTCGATGATGAAATAAAAGGAAGTGATATGCAATTTGAAGATAAAGATGTAAAAATTTTAGTCGATGGAAAATCATTTATGTATTTGTATGGAACAGAATTGGATTTCTCCGATGGTTTAAACGGAAAAGGATTTGCATTTAATAACCCAAACGCAAGTAGAAGTTGTGGATGTGGTGAATCATTTGCTGTGTAATGAAACAGATATATGTTAATGGAAGTAGCCTGAGTTGTGGTGGTGGATTAGAACCAAACACTCAGGCTTTTTCTATTTATACAGAAAGTGTCAAGAAATGGGACAATTCAAAGAATGTATCCTATGGAAATCAATTAGGGGTGTTGCTAGGAGTAGATGTAGTTAATGAATCTAAACAGGGTGGCGGATTAGATAGATTAATTAGAAAAACATATGAGTATATAAACTCAAAAACAAATGAAGAGTTAGAGGAAACTCTTTTTTTGTTTGATATACCTATCCAACCAGCTAGATTTGAGGTGTATTCAAAACAATATAAAGATTGGTTTGTAGTTTCAGTAGCATATAGAGAATCAACTGAGATACCTCATACAATTACAATATCAACCAAAGATGGTGATATAGATTCCAAAATATCATTTAGTAGGGATTATATGAATGGTCAACTTAATTTAGAGTTTGAAGACCTTAAGAAACATAATCATTTGTTATCTTCATTTGTAGAAGAGTATCACGATTATCAAAAAGAAGCGGAAAGAATGCTAAGAGAACTTACATTCTTTTATTGTTACTTAGATAAAAGAAAGATACACTACATTAGAGACATAACCGAAGGGTTTTTCGCCGGTTCATTTATGTTTGATGCTAGAAATGACAAAGATTTTTTCGATAAACTTAGTATATTTGATGATAGTAATCCAAATGTAATAAATGTGGAAACAATATGGACGCTAGGTAGAAAACAGAAATGGAGAATAAAAGATGAAATTGATATAGAAGATGACCATTTGGGATACTTTGGTAATAAAAAATACGCACACTATCTCTATAACTTATTGACTCCCAATGAGTTATAAAGTTTATTGGAAATAATTTGGTGGTCTCACCATTTTTTTGTATATTTGTTCAAATGATAAAAGAACACTTCAAAAAGTTTTATGGAATGTCTCCCTATATCAGCATTGATAAAGCTGAGTGGAGTTATATACTTAAAACATTCGATAAGGAAGATATTATACAAACTCTCTCTGAGGTGTTGCATACATATCCACCTCCAATTCCAATTATAACAGAAGAAGAAACAATTGATGCCTATAAAAAGTTGAAAGGAACTTGGTGGCCTGATATTTTAGTAGAAGGTGAGTGGTTTCCTCGTAACGAAAGAGAATCTACATACCCACTTACATTTGGTGGTAGTAATTACTATTTTAAAAGAAGTAATGTTGGTAATAACGCATCCAATCCATTCCATATTGAAAACAGATGGAAAGTAGATTGGTCTAGAACCCCATCGGGTTGGAGAACATGGCAGACCGTAGATGGTATCAAAACAATAGTAAGAGCATTCTTTACATTGGAGCAAGTTTTAACCGATGTGAATAAAGAAACCCTAAAGATGGCAACTACATTACGAAAGTATGTAGCATCACAATTCAAACCCGTAATCGCAAAAGCATTTTATGATAGATTCCAAAGCGAGAATGTATTAGATTTCTCCGCTGGATGGGGAGATAGATTATGTGGATTCTTTGCAAGTGAAACGGGTAAACATTATGTTGGTATAGACCCTAATTTAGATAATCATCCTAACTACATTGACCAAATAGAGTTCTATCAGAAACACAAAACATTTTTCGAGAATGATAAAACTGCTGAGATGATACCAATGCCAGCTGAAGATGTGGATTATTCAAAGTATGAAAACTTCTTTGATACAATCTTTACATCACCACCTTATTTCAATACAGAGAAGTATTCATTGCACGATACACAAAGTTACCTACGATATAAGAAGATAGATGATTGGAATACAAACTTCCTACACAAAACTATTGATAAACTTATACCTACATTAAAAGTAGGTGGTATATTAGCAGTAAACATAGCAGATGTATATTCGGCACCTGATAAAGGATACGTTGATATAGTAAACTCTATGAATGATTTTATTAAATCAAAAGGATTGGAGTATATGGGATGTATTGGAATGGAGATGACTAAGAGATTCAATTCAGGTGGAGCAGGCAATGCTAAATCCGAATACTTTGCAGAAGAACTCAAAGAAAAAACAGAACTCAATAAAAATAATGCATTTGGTGAACCCATTTGGATTTGGAAAAAACCTTAAAGATTATATAAATGAAATTATTATTAGGAGATTGTTTAGAAAAATTAAAAGAAATAGAAGATAATAGTGTAGACCATATTATTTCCGATTGGCCTTTTTTTGGTGTAGTGAAGGAAGATTGGGATAATCAATGGAAAGATTTAGATGAGTATTTAGTTTGGGCAAGGCAGGTAATTATAGAATACAAAAGAGTAATAAAACAAAATGGCAATTTAGCAATCTTTACTGGAAGGCAGTATAATCGTCATATTTGTACCATATTAGATGAATACTTTACTGAAAAACGAATAATCATTTGGAGTAGAAAACGGGCATTTAATTCATCAAGAGGTAATGCATTTGCAAGTGGATATGAACCTATTTGTTATTATACAAATGGTGATAGGGGGATTTTTAATACCATAAAGATAAAACCAAATACTACACGAAAAGAATATACCGAAGGAATATTAAAAGATGGTATAAGTTTGAGTGATGTTTGGGATGATATATCCGCATTACCACATAATAGTAAGGAACGATTAGACCACCCAACCCAAAAACCATATAAACTGATTGAGAGATTAGTTTTAATCTTATCAAACAAAGGTGATACTATATTAGATAATTTTGCAGGTAGTGGGACACTTGGTGAAGTATGTATAAACACAAATAGAAAATGTATCCTTATCGAAAAAGAAAAAGAATACGTGGATTTGATTAAAAACAGATTGGAAAAGTATAAGTTTCTCAGTTTTGATTTGGAAAAATAAAACTAAATAGTATGGCAAAGATAGAACCATCAATGAAAGATAAACCTAGGAAATTTCAACACATCTATAAAGATGCTGATGGAGTTGAATCGGTTTGGAAATATGATTTGGATAAATTTCCAAATGGACCAATTTCGGTAGAGAATAAATTTCCACCTCATTATGAAAAGGCAATGCAAAAGAAACAGAAAGAGGTCAAATTAGAAAGAAGCAAATCTACATTACAATTGGCGAAAGAGGGTAAATTAAAAGAGAAGAAATTTTGGTAATACGGAATAAATTTCGTATATTTAACTTATGAGACGAAAGATAATTTTTATTGATGTTGATGGCCCATTAGCATGGGGAACATGGGGTGATGGTAGAGTTACTTTAGATGATAGTAGTAAGACCTTCACTATACCATACCCTTGGGTGCAAGAAGATTGTGAAGCATTAGAAAAGATTTGTAGAGAAACAAATGCATCGTTGGTGGTTAGTTCAGATTGGAAAATGCACTTTTCATTTCTTCAACTAAAACGTATCTTTCGCTACTATGGAATCACAGCTCCTATTTTAGATATAACCACACATCAAAATTTGTGGAATAAAATGAGTAGAACATCTTTGGAGCATGAGAGAGCATTACAAATTGCTAAATGGGCTAAGGATAATAAAATCAGTAATTGGATTTCAATTGATGATATGAGATTGGACCAACAATATAAATGGTTGACACCAAAATTACCAATGTGGAGACATGTGCAAGTTGATGGAGACCACGGCGTTGGTGGAAGATTAAGAGATAAGATTGAAGAATGTATTAATAAACTAAACAGATAATAAATGCCAAATTGGTGTAGCAATTCTTTATATGTTTCGGGAGATTCAGATAAAGTAAAAGAATTTAAAAATTGGGTAATAACAGAAGTAAGTGTTACCGAAATTGTAAGAGATGAACAATACAATGCAGTATTAGGCGAAAATGGTGAACCTCTTACTAAAGAAGTAATGAGAGAACGATTTACATTTGAAAAACTATTCCCAACTCCGTTAGAATTATTAGCTGATGTTGACCCTATTCCTCATAAAGAAGGAGAGGATGAAGAGGCGTATGAAGCTAGGTTAGAACAATTAAAAGAAAAATATGGTCATAGTGGTTGGTATAATTGGAGAGTATCTAATTGGGGAACTAAATGGGATGCGTGTGAAAGTGATTGGGATTTAGAAGATGATGGGATGACAATTCATTTTCAAACCGCATGGGCTCCACCAATTGGATGGTTAGAAAATGTATCGGCTCAATTTCCTGAATTGGTATTTAAAATGACATTTCAGGAAGAAGGATGTGGATTTTGTGGTAGAGCAGATGGAGTTGATGGTATGGTAGAATGGCAAGATGGAGAAGTTGTATTAGAAGATGAAGATGGATTAGCAGTAGAATGGGATTCTGAATTGGATAGATACAAATATGTGGATAGTGGTGTTGTAATCGATGATGAAGATTTTTGGCCTATCGAACATAACCCATTTGCATAGATTAAAATATAATTATGAGTGGTACAACAGCGTTAATAATAGCTTCAATAGTATTTTGGATATGGATTTTCTATGAAGCATGGAGAGCACCTTTGATGAGAGAAAATGAAGATGGTAGTTACACTACTATAAGAGGTGAACGAAGATTATCGGATTTATTTAAAAAGAAAAAATGAAAGTAGAAGCAGGAGAATCATTCTTTGAAAGTTTAGAGAGATTAGCTTGGTATGATACTAAGTTATGGAAGGTATGGGAGTTCATCAAAAGAACGCTACCACGATTCTTTAAAAACATTTGGAGATTCAGAAAGGAATTGGCATCACACGAATGGTGGGATTATAGATACACATTAGAGATGTTATATCGTTCATTATCTATTATGGTTGTTAAGTTGGAGAAAGATGGTATAGAAGAAGATGGGAGTAGAATGAAAAAAGTGATTAAGATTAAGAGAGCATTAGAACTACTTAAGCACAAATTGGATGATGATTATGTTGATAGAGCTGAATTGGAATTAGGTGAACTTAGCTATAAACCAATCAGATTTGAGCCAGTAGAAGGCAAAGAAGGTTTGTTTTCATTGGTAGATGATGATACAGCCGATGAAAAGAGACATGCTAAGAAAGTATTTAAGAGAGCTAGGGTTATAGAAGAAACAGAATGGAAAGAATTGTGGGATATATTCAAAGGTAAAAAATTTACCACTATCGAAAATTATGATGGTAGTGATATGAGAGGTTGGTGGGATTAAAACAAATAATATGAAAAGGCAAACTGCAAAAATACAAAAGATAGTAAAAGAATATAAAGATGCTAGTCCCTATGAAGTGTGGGAAAATGTCATAGTTAATTTTACATTTGGATTTTTAGGAGCAACTTTAGTTGTATTCATCGCAACTAGAACCGATATAGCAGTTTTGTTGGGGTATATTACATATTACTTTTTTATGGGGAGAATTGTTAACAGACCAAAATATGTAACAGATTTGGGAAAGTTGATAGTGTTTCCGATTCCATCCGCATTAGGAGCATTTACCGGATATAAATTATCATATACATTAATTGAAATTATTAACTCTTTTAAATAATACTATGGGATACTTAATTGGAATTGGATGCAGCGTATTTTTATCAGCAATCATTGCCTTCTTTTGGGTAAGAGGAATTGATTATATGAAAGAAAATCATCCTGATTATAAGGGTGAAGATTTATTTGATGAATACAAAAGTAACGAAAATAAAAAATAAAACATATGAAAAAACACATTATTATAGATGATATAGAATACATCTGCTCAGACGAACCTGCTACATTTAGCGATGACGATGTTATCTTTGAAATCGTAGATACAAAAGGTAGAATGAGTTATGTAATTGCTGGACCGACTGACTTAATGGGAGAACCTATTAAAAAGATTTGGTTGATTGAAACTACTAATAAATTAGAACCACATAGTATATTTCCTACTGATATGGTTTACGATGATGAATATTACAAATCAACCTATCATCCTACATTGGAAGAGGAAGAGCAAGCTAGAAGATTATTTAACGAAAACATAGACTAATTATGAAATTACAGATGGAATACCCATTAGAGGTACTAACAAAGAGTGAATCAGTATTAATGCAAAGAATCCGTAGAATGAAAGACGGTGAGCCTAAATACGCAGCATCGGATAGATTGAGAGGTATTAGGGAAGCGATTAAGATAATTAAGGATGTATCAATAGAAATACCAACGGAAGAATAACTCCTTTTAATATATTTTTTATATTTATACCATATAACAAAATGGAATCAAATGAGTTTATTAAACGAAATTAAGGAATTAAAGAAGCTATTTTTAGAGGTATCTCAGTATGAAAAGGATATCATTGAAGCAGTTATTGAGGAAGGTGTAGATGACCCAGGTATCCTTAAATGTGTATTTATGGCAGGTGGACCGGGTAGTGGTAAATCCTATAAAGCAGCGGAGTTATTTGGAGTAGGTAAAGGGATGATTACATCATTTTCAGCAGGAGGTTTAAAGATAGTAAATTCAGATAATGCATTTGAAGTAGCATTGGAAAAAAATGGTATAGATGCAGGTGAAATTGCTAGGATGAAAAAAGAAAATCCTGAATTATATGGTAAAGTTATTTCAAATCCAGATTCAATTAGAAATAGAGCAAAAGCAATAACTGCTAAAAAATTAAATTTCTATGAGCAAGGTAGATTGGGATTGTTGATAGATGGCACAGGTGATGATTTCTCAAAGATTAAAATAAAAAAAGACCACGCTGAAGATTTAGGATACGATTGTTATATGGTATTCGTAAACACATCTCTTCCTGTTGCATTAGAAAGAAACAGAGCTAGAAAAAGAGTATTACCTGATGATGATGTTAAACAGATATGGAACGATTGCCAAAACAACTTAGGTAAATTCCAAACTTTATTTGGTTCTCAGAACTTTAGAATTGTAGATAATACGGTTACAGGAAATAAAACACCGGATGATATTCAATCCTCCATTAACGCATTTATGAGACGACCTATCATAAACAGAATAGGTGCTGAATGGATTAAGGCGGCGAGAGAATTCAAAAAGAGAAATTAATGAGATTTAAAAAGATATTACAGCTTCTGCACATTCCTTTATGGGTACTAAAAGATTTCTGTTGGATGATGGGAATGAGTTGGTTAAGTTTACTATTGGCATTACCTGCTATATTAGTTAGTATTCTTGTCATCAACTATACCGCAGGTGTTAAGAAGTTGGAAAACTATATTATATTATGTTGGTTAACCGCTAACACACTATGGTTAATGGATGAGAAGTTAAACGCTCATACACATTATGTTTCAGTACTATTCTTCCTTATAGGAATAGGAGTATCAGTAAAGTATCTAAGGGAATCGTTGAAAAAAGATTAAAAGATTTAGGATTAGTGAATATGAAGGGAGAACGAAAGTTTTCCCTTTTTTTATGAAAAATAATTGATAAAATGCTTGGATATTTGGACACTATACCGTACCTTTACTATGTAATAAGAGTTCAACCACTAATCCCCTTTATATGAACGATTTCGATTTCTTCACCGTCAACGCTTCTTCTAACCGAATCACTTCTCTAATGAAGCTACCAAATGTAAAACGTAGTAATATTGAACATAGAGTACACTACGGTAGTGGTAAGTTCCCTACCCACCTCTACAAAGTGACCTTAGGGTACTACGATGTGATGGAGTTTGGGCATTTCGGTGCTAGAGAGAGAGCTAATAAACATATAGAGACTATATTGGCTACAAAGCCTGATAATGTTATAATGAGTTTGAAATTTTATCCTAGAGACTAAATAAATAAAGATATGAAGAACTATCAAGTTATCCTTACGAGTATCGTTTCCGGTGGAGTATTTTGGGGAATTTTATGGGGACCATTACCACAAATGCTTCCTTTTGCTGGACCGGAGAATGAATTAGGGTGTGCGGTTATCGCAGGAAGTATGAGTATCCTATCCCTATTCGGTATTGATTATAAAAAACTCATAAAAGGATTTAATTAAATGTGTAAGTCGTTGATAATCAATAAAATTATTTTTACTTTTTTTGAAAATAATTGATAAAATGCTTGGATATATCAGCGGGATTTACTACCTTTACTATGTAATAAAAGATAAGATATGAACATTGTAAGATTTAACCGACACGAATTATTCGACTCCGAATGGATGGAGTATCACAGAGAAACATTGAACCAAATGGAGATGTTCTACATCGACCAAAACAAATCTTGGTTCAACGAAGTTTACAATATGTTATGTGGAGTATGGGATGGATACCTTTACACAGAGATGTTAGAATCCGCTAAACAATTGGGATTACCTACCCACATTCTTCAGAGAATTGCAAACACAATCCAATTTATTGGAACTAGCGTAAATAAATAAAAATTAAGAATATGATGAATAGTTTAGATATTACTACATTAAAAAAAATTGAAGCAGAGTTTGGTAATTTTGATATCAAACAGGTTTGGGGTGGTACTAATGATGTGTTTCTTCGATTTGGTTATTGGAGTAGAGTTAATGTTGGTAAATTGCAAGAAATCATCGGTGCTGGTATTAAGGTAGTTGAAGATGATGATTATGATGATGATTGTGGTTACTTATTTATGTATCGATTGAAATAAACTTTAAAATATAAAATTATGAGAGCATCAATTAAAAGAGAACCCCTATTAAAGAATTCAAAAGGGCAATACCGATACCAATTTAATTGGATAGGTGGTGGATTTAATGATATTTGGGCTAAGAACATTATAGAGTTCATGGCTGAGGTGAAACGTCAGTTTGGTAATTCAAACTTGAAGGTGGACTACACTACTTTACACAAAGCAACTGCGAGTAGTGCTAAAAGTTGGGATGATGCAGGTAATATGATGTGTTGGTAAAATTTAAAATATAAAATATAAAGTTATGGTTTACGATGTAGAAGTAAGAGCTGACATATTAGAAATGGAAGCTGAAGTTATTAGAGAAATGAACGAAATAGATGAGATGAAAGAATTCGAATTCGTTTATTATGGATGGATTCCTGGTTATGGTGATTTTGATATCGATTCAGAATTAATTCGAGCAAAATCAAAAGAAGAAGCTGAAGATATCTTTTGGTTAACCAAACGATATATTAAAAACGGTCCATCTATTACACAAATTTCTTAAAATATAAATTATGATAAAGAGTAAAAAAAACAAAGGTATTGAAATTGACCTTACAGGTCCACAAGGTAACGTATTTTTCTTAATTGGAACTGCTAGAAATTTAGCCAAACAATTGGGATTAGATAGTGCATCAATTCAAAAAGAAATGATGAGTGGTGATTATGAAAATGCAGTAAATGTGTTTGATAGACACTTTGGTTCATTTGTAACATTATATAGATAAAATTATGTTTAACGAACAAGTATTTTGGAAAGATGGATTTGAAGGAGAATGCCAGGGTGGTATCTTCGTAAGAGCAGTAGACCTTAAAAAGTTTATGGAGTTAGTTGAATCTAATCCTAACGGTGATGGTGGAGAAGTTGTTGGACTACGATTCGATGACAACAATTTGGAATTGATTATTAAAAAATAAAATATAAAATATGGATATCAGAGAACAAAATAGAGAGCGAGCTATTGAATTCGCTAAAGAGTGGGGTTATGAAAATGTAAGTAACCACATCATAGATATTATGGTATCAATTATGTGTACCAGAGATAAGAGTTCTTATGCAGGTGGTGGGTTTGTAGAGGCAGTAGTTGCTAATAACTTATACCTAGCAATGAGTAGAGCGGATACGGATTGTAGAAACAACATCTTCCTATTATCTATGTGTGCTATGAATTGCCATAGTTAAAAAAAATAAAAATATTTTTGGAATTTTGATGTTTTTATAGTATATTTGTATATATATAAATACTAACAGAAGTTCTTTAAAATTATATCGTGGAGTAGAGCAGTGGTAGCTCGCTAGGCTCATAACCTAGAGGTCGGTGGTTCGAACCCATCCTCCGCAACAAAAACTATCATAGTGGTATCTGATACTGACAGCTCTATGGGAGTGATGGGTGTGAAAGCAGATTGAAAAGGCTACAACGTAAACCCACTATGATAGATTGAAAAATATTTACAAATAAACTAGGAAATGTGAAAATGTTTTCGTATATTTGTAAAACAAAATGAGAGAGTGGTTGAAGCCATCATCTAATAAAACCGAATGAGTGACCACTTCCTTATGGTAAGGGGGTTAATAAAGCCGGATACCCCTCTCACTTTTTGTAAAAAAAAGTTTTAAAAATAATAGGAAATGTGAAAATGTTTTCGTATATTTGTAAAACTAAATCGCACTACCGATTCAATGTGAGAGTAGTATAAACAGAGTATCCTTAACCGGACATAAGTTTGGCTCACATTAAATAAGTTCTTTAAATTAATGAAATAATTTCTATAAAGTAACCTAGTGTTACACAATAGAGTGGCCGCATATGGTCGTTAAATAAACTTCGAAAGAAGGATAAAGTGGGTGTACTAAGTGGTACATCTGCGGCTCCTCCCATAAGGGAGATGAGCTCGAGTATGCAAGTGAGATATCATTTTGGCTTTGTAGGTGGGGGTAACACTATCATCGAAGAGTTGAAATGACTGAGCAACTGTAGATTGTTCAGTTGAGGTGGGAACACCAATAAGAATAACTCATAGAATTTATGTAAGAAGTATGAACTTAATCCCTTCATATCATTGCGTGATTCAATACCAAAGTGGTCTTAACATCAAATTGGGGAAACCCCTTAAGATAAGACTGTGTACAGGTGGTGCTGTTACTATCCTTTTATAATGTGTACCAACACTTATAAATGAAGATGACTTGAAGTATGGTGGTAGGGATATCACATCGAGTAGTATAGTATTCCGTTGTTCAAAAGATAACGGAGCTGGTGGTAAACCACTACTTGAATAATTCTACAAACTAAAACTCAATTTGATTTGGACATCAAAATTCAATTAAAATTAAGAAAAAGTGTTTACCAGTTGCAGACGAAAGGTGTCTACATAGTAATGAGTTGTTCATTGCCACAAACCTCCTCAAGGGGAATGTGATTCATCTGAAAGGTTTCTAACACCGCGAGGTGCTAATCTGCTCGGCAGGGTAGAAGAAAATAAGTACGATGAGAGTAGTTTGTAACTTTAAGATTGATAATCTATAAACATCGACATTGAATTGGTACTTCTCAAAAGGAAGTGGAAACGAAAGGAAACAATAATCTTTCTAAAGCTGGTTCGCAATATGGAGTATTCTCATCCTTATTTTTTTATCATAATGGTTAGAGTTGGTTCGATTCCAATAATGATAGCAGTGAGAAGTAATTTATCGAGGCTTATATTAACCGGAGCATGACTTGACGTGGCGTATTTTGAAGATGAATTACTTTTTTTATTTAAAACAAAAATATTAGATACTTATATTAACAATGAGAACATCTTTAACACATACAACTTATAGCCAACCGAATCTAATTTGGGAAGGCCGTTGTGCGCTGTTAGAGGATACTGATGTAGGATAAAATGTAAATAACATTTGAATTATATAAACCCTCTAACCCAAAAGTTAGGGGGTTTTTTGTTTTGGGGAATTAGCTCAGCGGTAGAGCAATAGACTGTTAATCTATTGGTCGATGGTTCGAATCCATCATTCCCCTCTGTTGGTTCTTTGACATTATGGGAAATGCCTGTATCGCATAGCGGCAATTGCGGCTGACTGTAAATCAGCTCCTTCGGGTTCGGTGGTTCGAGTCCATCTGCAGGCACAATATAGGGTAATAGAGGAGTACGGTTTATCTCGCTTCGTTTGGGACGAAGAGTACGCAGGTTCGAATCCTGCTTACCCTACAAACATCTCTTTGGTGCAATGGTAGCATATCGGTCTCCAAAACCGCAGATAAAGGTTCGAATCCTTTAGGGGGTGCAAATAGTTCTTTGGTGTAACGGATAGCACGAAACGCTACGGACGTTTTAGTAAAGGTTCGAATCCTTTAGGAACTACAAATACCCGAATGGTGGAATTGGTAGACACAGCGGTCTTAGAAGCCGTGGCCGAAAGGCTTGAGAGTTCGAGTCTCTCTTTGGGTACATTAAAAATAAATAAGAAAATGCTTGACTTTTAATGCAAAATGTATTACCTTTACTATGTAATAAGAGTTAAACATAAAGATAAAAGATATGAATAGTTTACCCAATTTGGCTTTGATGAGTGTTAATGAGTATTGTGACTTCTTAGTGAGTCGTGCGATGCATTTGCGTGTTTCTCCATTTGAGTTGAATATGGAGTATTGCTTTGAGATGGGTGCTATTAGTGATGAGAGATATGAGAGGGCGAAGTGGGAGATGAATGCCAGAAGAAATGATTCATTCTGGTTAGAACGTGGTGAGGTAGTTAGATAATTAAATTATAAACCTTAAAATATAAAAGTTATGAACATTACATGGTTAGAAGACAAAACGTTAAGTACTTTCATTAGTTGTTTATATGCGGAACCTGGTTATTCAGATGTTGATGTAAACGATTTGAGTGAAGAAATGGGCATCCCAACAAAAACAATCAGAGGAGCATTAGGTTCATTAGTTAAGAAAGGAATCATCACCGTAGAAAGAAACGATAGTGGATATGATATTATCTACTTAAACAAAAACTATTGGGGAATGGTTAATGAGAATTGGGCTGAAGCGGCTAAAGAATAGGATTAAAACGGTGTTTATAGTGTTAATGGTTAGCACATCAGATTGTGGTTCTGCTAGTATGGGTTCGAATCCCATTAATCACCCCAATGGAGAGTTGCCTGAGCGGTTAAAGGAGCAGTTTGCTAAACTGTCATCGAGTAATCGGTGCATTGGTTCGAATCCAATACTCTCCGCAAAATAAATGAGAAAATATTAGGTTATATCAATGTTTTTTCGTATCTTTGTAAAGTTATGATAATAAAAAATTGGGATAAGTTAAGGTATAAAAGTGTATTCATTAGTGGAGCAGGTTTATCTATATCCTCTACACATCAGGATAAGGATGATTTCTATGTATTAGAAATGGATGATTCTGAAAATATCGGAAACACTTTATTGAGGGTAACATTACAGGCAAAGGATACAGAGTTTTGGATGACCGCATATATAGTTCCAACACAGATTACTCCTAATATCAAAAGGATATTTCGTAGGAAGGATATGTGGGATATGAATCAGTTTCTTAGAAAAGTATGCGAAGAGTTACATAAGAATAGTATGGTTGATAGTTATTTGAGATTAATAGCGGAAATACAAAAGTTAAAACATAAAGCTACATTTAATAGTAGTTCTATCAGTTTACCTTTTTAAAAACGCTCAGTTCGACTAAGGGTTAGGTCACATCCCTTTCACGGATGTAATACGGGTTCGAATCCCGTACTGAGTACAATAAGCCTCCTTAGCTCAGTTGGCCAGAGCTCCTGATTTGTAATCAGGTGGTCGTTGGTTCGAATCCGACAGGAGGCTCATTTGGAGTGTTAGTTCAGTTGGTTAGAATGCATCCCTGTCACGGATGAGGTCATGGGTTCGAGTCCCATACATTCCGCAATGGTTCGGTAGCTCAGTTGGATAGAGCAACTGCCTTCTAAGCAGTAGGTCTTTGGTTCGAATCCAAACCGAATCACCAAAAAATATGTTATGAAAATTATGAATATAAGTGCAATTTTATCTTTTATATTATTTATCCTACCAATGGAAATTGATATGATGGAGAAAAAAATAGAAATGGAGATTAAAGATATAATACCTGATATTGTTACGGTGACAACTTATTCACCTACGATAGAGCAAACAGATAGTACACCTTTAGTTACCGCAAGTGGTTTCAAAATCAATCCTAATAATCCAAAGAAACAAAGAATAGTTGCGGTTAGTAGAGATTTAAAAAAGAAGTATAAGTTTGGTAAGAAAATAAGAATTACAGGCATCGGTAAACTTAGTGGTACTTATACTATAAGAGATGTGATGAATAAGAGATATAAAAAAAGAGTTGATATCTTAATTGGTGAGGATGATAAACAAACATCATTTAAGAACGCAAAACTTTACGCAGTTGTAAAGTAATAAAATGCCGGAGTGATGGAATGGTAGACATGACAGACTTAAAATCTGTTGAGCAATCGCTCGTGTGGGTTCGACTCCCATCTCTGGTACGTTTCTTTTTTTAATCTTAACAATATAGGCCGGAGTGGCGGAAAGAATGGGAAGTACAACCATTAGACGTTCCCGAACTAGGAAGGGTGGTGAATCCGAAATGGACACCGTGTGGGTAATCAATCCCTCCTCCGGCACCTTATTGGACTTGTAGCTCAGACGGTTAGAGCGGCGGCCTCATAAGCCGAAGGTCATAGGTTCGATTCCTATCTGGTCCACAGTGGGCATCCGGTGGAGTGCCGAAAGGAAGATAGATGTTTTCTATCCACCATTTTTTAAGCAGATGTCGTATAATGGCCATTACTCCTTCCTTCCAAGTAGGAGACGGAGGTTCGATTCCTCTCATCTGCTCAAATTGTTCGGTGGTGTAACGGTAGCACAACTGTTTTTGGTGCAGTTAGTTCTGGTTCGAATCCAGCCCGAATAACAAAAAGATTTGATAATATGAAATAATTATCGTATCTTTACTTAAATTAAAATTAAAAGTTATGTTTTGGACGTATTATGTTATTTGCGCTATTTATTGTTTCTATCAGTTATTTACAAAATATCAAGAAAGATACAATGATGGTATGATTGGATTAAATCCTGGTTTGGATGCTATTATGGTTGTTGCTTTAGCTTGGTTATTAGCACCAATTGATTTTGGTATGACTTGGATTCGTTGGTATAAAGATGCAGAGCAAGCAAGAATAAATCAAAGTAAATTTGATATTAAAATAGATAAAGACGATAATATATTTTAATATCAACGGAGAAATGGCAGAGTGGTTGAATGCACCGGTCTTGAAAACCGGCATACTGAAAGGTATCTGGGGTTCGAATCCCTGTTTCTCCGCACATTGTAAGGTGTTGGAACTGGCAGACAAGCCCTCCTGTCTCGGGGGTGGTGGGCACGAAATAGGTTAGTAATATGGGGTAGACCACCAGCCGGCCGGCGAAGTGTTACTAACTGAATCGCACTATGGTGGTTCGAATCCATCTCTTACAGCAAATAAAATAGTTATGGAATACAAAGTAGAGAAAACCAAAATCAAAGATTGTTTCATAGTAAAGCCTGAAATCTATAAAGATGAAAGGGGATACTTCTCAACACCGTATGTTAAGGATGTGTTTGAAGATGTATTGAAGATTACATTAGGTCACAACGTTACATTTGTGCAAGACAATGAATCATTTTCTAATTATGGGGTTGTAAGAGGAATTCATTTTCAGCAAGGTGAATGGGCACAATCAAAATTAGTTAGATGTTCTTATGGTTTAGTTAGAGATGTAATTGTAGATTTAAGACATGATTCCGATACCTATGGTAAACACATTACCGTTGATTTAAGTGATAAGAATGGTAAGATGGTATTTGTGCCGAAAGGATGTGGGCATGGATTCTCTGTATTATCAAAAGTAGCGGTATTCAATTACAAAGTAGATAACTATTATAATAAAGAATCAGAGGGTGGTATTGTATATAATGACCCAACACTTAATATAGATTGGGGAGTTAGAGAAATAGAAATGAAAGTATCACATAAAGATAAAGTATTACCAACATTCAAATTATAACAAATGCAAATCAATCTAAAGGATTACATTAAAGAAGTACAAGATTTTCCAACAAAAGGTGTAGGCTTCAAAGATATAACACCGTTACTATCTAGTCCAAAGGCATTTGGTTATGCTTTAGATGAATTATCTATATTAATATCAGAAAGTTTTCCGGAAGTTAATGTGATAGCAGGAATAGAGGCAAGAGGATTCATATTAGGAGCACCTATTGCTGGATTGAATAGTTTGGGATTTGTACCTATTCGTAAAGAAGGTAAACTTCCTCATCCTAAAGTTGCAACATATGCTACTAAGGAATATGGAACTGATATCTTAGAAGTAAAAGAAAATGAGAGAGCATTTGAGGATATTATAATAGTAGATGATGTATTAGCAACCGGTGGAACTATAACCGCAGCAGAACATCTACTAAATGCAGCAGGATACAATGTAGTAGGAGCAATTGTATTGATTGATTTAACATTTCTACATAGTGATATAAAGATTGGAGGAAAAGACGTAGTATCTTTAATTCAGTATTAATACTTTCCCATAATCTTTTAATTGAATACATAACTCATTGATTCTCAATGAAAAATATTTCACTTTTTTCAAAAATAATTGATAAAAGACTTGCCAGTTCCACGCTTTTTCGTATCTTTACTATGTAACAAAAGATAAAGATATGAGTAATAGTAAATGGATTTCTCCTTTGGAGATTTTAGATGAAATTAAAGTAATTGGGTCTTTCGTAGGATACTATGATAACCTTAGTGGTACATTGGAATGGTATGATAAGGATAGAGATATCACTATTTACGCCACACCAAACTTTGTAAATGATGGTGAAGTTCCGTTTGATATTTGTGAACCAAATGATGGTGAGTATGAACATATTTTTACCATCAAAATGATTGATGATGTTAAGGGTAAACAATACCTTCATTATATTAATGTGTTGTTACTCGTTATGAATCGTTTTAGTGAATATCCTAAAGTTAAATAAGTAATATCAATAATGAAAATAAACTTAAATAAAGGGCAAAAATTGTGGTTCACTAGTGATACACACTATAATCACGGAAACATTTGTAGTTCAACAACACAATGGACTAATCCTGTAACATTAAGGGATTTTAAATCATTAGAACATATGAACGCAACATTGGTAGGTAATATCAATGAAGTGGTTGGACAAGATGATATTTTATTTCACTTAGGTGATTGGAGTTTTGGTGGATTTGAACAAATAGAATTATTCAGAAACCAAATTGTATGTAAGAATGTTCACATCATTACAGGTAACCACGACCATCACATTGAAAACAATAGAGATGGTTGTCAATCCTTATTCAGTTCCGTAAACAAATATTTAAACTTAAATGTTAAATGGAATGTAGGAACTCCTTTGATGGGAGAACAGCGATTCGCTCTAATGCACTTTCCAATAGCAAGTTGGGATAATATGGCTAGAGGAGCAATTCATTTGCATGGGCATGTTCACTTTGAGCCTGATGTTAGAATTGGTAAAGGTAAGATGATGGATGTTGGATGCGAGGGTAACAACTTATACCCAATTGATATGAATGAGGTATTAAGATTAATGGATAAGCAACCAATCAAAGGTATGTTCGAATCCGACCATCATGAAATTGTAGAAAATTATAAATAATGAAAGAGTTATTCTTATTGAGAGGATTACCAGGAAGTGGTAAAAGTACATTAGCTAAATCATTGGATGGTATCCATGTAGAAGCCGACCAATTCTTTATGGTAGGTGGTGAATATAAATTTGATGCTAGTAAATTAAAGGAGGCACATAATAGCTGCCTGACACGAGTAAAATCTTATATGTACATTTTCAGCGGTAATCCAAAATCAGAGAGGATTATAGTATCAAATACATTTACACAAGAATGGGAAATGAAACCTTACTTCGATATAGCAAATGAATATGGATACAGAGTATATTCAATCATCGTAGAGAATAGGCATGGTGGAGTAAATGAGCACGGAGTACCTTCTGATAAATTAGAACAAATGAAAAACAGATTTAATATAAAATTATGATAAAAAGAAAATTAGAATCCGATAGTAGGATGCGATTCCTATTAGGTAACAACCCTATGGGTGAGTTAGTTAGGATATTCAAAGAGATTTGGTTAGGATTTAAAATAGCAGAACAAAATAGAGATAAATCCCAATGGGGTAAATTTTAATATATGAAATACGATTTAGGTATATTGAATGATTACATAGAAAGGGGATTGGTAATAAAGCAAGTTCACCCAACTTTGCCTTTATCAATCTACAACTATTCACGTTCTTGTCAATATGGACAGGTGTGGGATGATATTACTTTAAATTGTAGAGGGTTAGTATTAGATAACGAAGGTAATGTAATCGCTAAACCATTCCCTAAATTCTTTAACTACGAAGAACATACTGCGGATGAAATTCCAAATGAGTTGTTTGATGTGTATGAGAAGATGGATGGTAGTTTAGGTATATGCTTCTACTATGAAAGAGAATTAACATATAGTGAAAGGTATAGATTATGGTTCAATGGTAACTATGAAACAGGTATGGAATACTATGAAGGTATTGTTCCTAACTTTGATGACCCATACTTTCATCCTACCCCAACAAAAAAGGGTGAGTGGCATATAGCAACGAGAGGTTCATTTGTTTCAGACCAAGCGGTGAAAGGTAAAGAGATGCTGGATAAATTAAATACCAAATTCGGATTGATACCTGGATATACTTACTTATTTGAAATCATCTATCCTGAAAATCGAATCGTTGTAGATTATGGTGGAGCTGAAAAATTGGTTGTATTAGGTTGCTACAATAACGAAACCGGTGAGGAAGGTAATATCGATGAAATGGTTAATGAAGGATTTGAAGTCGTAACTAGATATAATACTTTTGGTGAAGGCTTTGATGTGTTGAAGAGAGAGATATCAAATTCAAAAGAAGGTTATGTCATTCGTTTCAGAAATGGAATGAGAATGAAAATTAAAGGCGATGAGTATGTTCGATTACACAGAATCTTAACTAACTTTTCAACTACTGATATATGGGAGTTGTTAAGCACTAAGGGTAATATGGATGAGTTCTTAGAAAGAGTACCCGATGAGTTTGATGATTGGGTAAAGAAAGTTACTATGGAGTTGAGATATAGTTTTTTTCATATCAATGAAAGAGCGGGTAAGATACATGATTATTTTAGATATGGAAAATACAATGATAGGGAATCCGAACCAACAAAAAAAGAATTTGCTTTACATTTAGAAAAATCTAATGTTGAACCATCCCTTCGTTCAGTATTATTTGCAATGTGGGATAGTAAGCCTTATGACCATATAATTTGGAAAATGATTAAACCAAAATGGTCAAAACCTTTTAGAAAAGATTTGGATAATTAAAAAACTTTTCGTATCTTTGTACAACTATACTGACAATCTGTCACTATCGATGGGTTGGTATAGTAATTGAATATAATAGATTAAACAAAAACAAATAAAAATTATGAGCGTAAAAGTAACACCTTTGCACGACAGAGTTATCGTGAAACCAGCAGAAAAAGCTGAAAAAACTGCAGGTGGAATTATCATTCCTGATACTGCACAAGACAAACCACAACAAGGAGAAGTAGTAGCCGTTGGTAGCGGAAGAAAAGATGAACCATTGACTGTTAAAGTTGGTGATGTAGTTCTATTCGGAAAATACGGAGGTACTGAAATCGAATTAGATGGTGAGAAATTTCTTTTATTAAAAGAAAGTGATATTTTTGCAATTATTTAAACTAAACACAAAAACAAACAATGAGTAAAGTTATTAAATTTGACGTAGAAGCCCGTAATGGCTTAAAAGCTGGTGTTGATAAGTTAGCTAATGCAGTTAAGACAACATTAGGCCCAAAAGGTAGAAATGTAATTCTACAAAAACAATATGGTACACCACATATTACTAAGGATGGTGTATCTGTAGCGAAAGAGATTGAGTTGGAAGACCCAATTGAAAACTTAGGAGCACAATTAGTTAAGGAAGTTGCATCTAAAACTGCTGACCAAGCAGGTGATGGTACTACAACTGCAACCGTATTGGCACAAGAGATTTTCGCATTAGGTTACAAAAACGTAGTAGCAGGAGCGAACCCAATGGATTTAAAGAGAGGTATCGATAAGGCAGTTGGTATTGTAGTAGCGGAATTATCTAACATCTCTAAGAAGATTCAAACTTCAAAAGAGATTGAGCAAGTAGCAACGGTATCTGCTAACAATGATACTGAGATTGGTGCTATGATTGCAACTGCTATGGAGAAGGTTGGTAAAGATGGTGTTATCACCGTTGAGGAAGCAAAGGGTACAGAAACAGAAGTAAAGACCGTAGAGGGTATGCAATTTGATAAGGGTTATTCATCTCCATTCTTTGTAACTAATCAAGAATCAATGGAAGCGGAAATGGAGAAACCATACATCTTATTATATGATAAGAAGATTTCTACATTAAAAGAAATCCTACCACTATTAGAATCATCTGCACAAACTAACAAACCATTAGTGATTATTGCTGAAGATGTAGATGGTGAGGCATTAGCTGCATTAGTAGTTAATAAGTTAAGAGGTTCATTGAAAGTTGCGGCGGTTAAAGCACCTGCATTTGGTGATAGAAGAAAAGAAATGTTGGAAGATATTGCAATCTTAACAGGTGGTACTGTAATTTCAGAAGAGAAGGGTTATACATTAGAGAAGGCAACTATCGATATGTTAGGAACTGCTGAGAAAATTACTATTGATAAGGATACAACAACTATCATTAATGGTGGTGGAGATGCTGATGAGATTAAGAATAGAGTTTCTTTAATCAAATCTCAAATTGAAAAATCTACATCTGATTATGATAGAGAGAAGTTGCAGGAAAGATTAGCTAAATTAAGTGGTGGGGTAGCTATCTTATACATCGGTGCAACTACAGAGGTTGAGATGAAAGAAAAGAAAGATAGAGTAGATGATGCATTGCACGCGACAAGAGCAGCGGTAGCTGAAGGTATTGTTCCTGGTGGTGGAGTTGCTTTAATTAGAGCACTATCTGCATTAGAAGATTCAACTAAGATTGATTTAACCGGACAAGATACTGATTACATTACCGGTGTTCAGATTATTAAGAAAGCATTGGAAGCACCTTTGAGAACGATTGTTCAAAATGGTGGAGGTTCTGCTGAAGTAGTAATCAATGAGGTTAAGGGTAGTGTAGGCAACTATGGTTACAATGCGAGAACTGAGAAGTTTGAGGATTTAGTAGCGGCTGGTATTATTGACCCAACTAAGGTAACCCGTTTGGCTTTAGAGAACGCAGCAAGTATCGCATCTTTATTGTTAACAACTGAGTGTGTTATCGGAGTTAAGAAAGAAGAGAAAGAGCAACCTGTTTATCCTCCACAAGGTGGATTTGGGATGTAACAAATTAAGACCCTCAACCTAAAAATTGAGGGTTTTTTATTTGGAAATGTGGGTATATTTTCGTATATTTGTATATGAAAAATAGTGAAGATATGAATTTAGGATACGCTTGTATCAATATGAGTATGGGTAAGAAAGTAACTACTAACCGAGCAATGGTTAAGCGTACTTTTGAATCAAAGGGTTTAGATTATGTATCAGAACTTGCTCTATTGAACGCTAAGGATATTATAAAGATATTAGAGTGGAATAGAATGAATGGTATATCCCTTTTTAGATTATCATCCACTATTGTTCCGTGGGGAGACCATATTGATTTGACTCAATTGAAAGATTACAAAGAGATTAAGAGTGAGTTAAAGAAAGCAGGTGATTTTGCTAAGTTTTGGAATATGAGGGTTAACTCACATCCTGGTCCTTTTGTTGTATTAACTTCTCCGAATGAGGAAGTGGTTAAGAACGCAATTGCTGATTTAGAACTGCATGGTAAGATATTCGATATGATGGGGTTATCTAAGACACGATTTAACAATATCAATATTCATTGTAATGGTGTGTATGGAGATAAGCAATCTGCGATGGATAGATTTATCAAAAACTTTAAAAGATTATCATCATCGGTACGCAATAGATTGACGGTGGAGAATGATGATAAGGCATCTATGTATTCAGTTAAAGACCTTATGTATATCCATCAGAATACAGGCATACCTATTGTGTTTGATTACCATCACCATCAATTTTGTACCGGTGATTTATCAGAGGAGCAGGCACTTAAGTTAGCGGCAACTACTTGGCCTGAGGGGATTAAGCAAGAAGTTCATTATTCAGAAAGTAAAGCATTACATGAAAACAACCCAAAAGAAAAACCACAAGCACATTCCTATCTTATTAATGCCCTCCCCAATACATACGGGTTGGATTTGGACATTATGGTTGAAGCGAAAGGAAAGGAATTAGCGATATTACCTTTTTTAAATTAATAATATGAAAAACCTAATAATAATAGCACATCCGGATAAAAGAAGTTTCTGCTACAATGGTATTCAGAAAACCATTAACGAAACTTTGAAATCAAATAAAGAAGATGTGCATACGATTGACCTTTACAAAGAAAATATAACATTTGATTTTGGAAAAGATAAAGTAAGGGAATACAAAGATTTAATCACATGGGCTGATAGAATTTATATTATATCACCTGTATGGTGGTTCAGATGTACTCCTGCAATGGAAGCATTCTTTGACCAAATCTTTACACCAGGATTTGCATATAAGTTTACACCTGTTACAAAATTGTATGGGTATCCAACACCATTGTTAAGCGATAAGAAAGTTAGAACATATCTTACGCATGGAGCACCTGCACTACCTGTATTAACGATGTATTTAAATTCGGTTAAGTTGAGATTGGTGATGGGTGTGTATTCATTTGTATTCGGTTGGTTCAAAACTAAGACGAGGCAGTTTTGGAGTGTACCATTTGTATCACATAATGAAAGGATGGTTTATTTGGAAAAAGTTAAACAAGATATTAAAAGTGATTTAAAAAAATAAAGTTATGAAAAAGCAAAAGACTAAATCTGAGATTACATTTAACGAATGGGCTAAAGAATTAAAAGTATCTACTATGTGGGATGATACTAAGCCTGAGAATAGAAATTTTATTGAAAGACTGACTATCGCAAGAGAATATTATTTTTCATCACCATCTAAAGGATAATAAATGGCTAAAATCGATTACCCTAAAATCTATCAGAAACAAATTATCGAAATGGCTACCGAATCAAAGGAAACATTAACAGTCCGTAAAGAGATTATAATAGATACGGAAATTACAGATTCACAATTGGGTAGTATAATTCGACAGATGTATAGAGCAAAGTGTGAATCGGCGGATGAGCATATAGAACATATAAACAGAACAAATGCAGACTGATTTAAAAGATAAAACAGAACAGAAAGAAAAGGAAACCGACATCTCTGTATTAGTATTATACAATGATGATGTTAATTCATTTGAGCATGTGATAGCATGTTTAGTTGGAATCTGTGGTCATTCATCACATCAGGCAGAACAATGTGCAATGATAGTACATAATAGTGGTAAGTGTAAAGTGAAGAGTGGTGGGTTGGATGAAATGATTAAGATGGCGGAAAGGCTGATAGATAACGACCTAACCGTTGAAGTAGTATAAAATAAAATAATAATATGGAAGAGCAACAAAAATGGTTTATACCACATGAATTATCAGAGCAGGATGCAAATGATATCATTATGCAAATAGAAAAGTATATAGCAGAACATCCTAATGAGTCTGAGGATTATTGGTTGGTGGACTTTGACGAAAATGATATCTATGCTAAATCTTTTCCCAAAGAAGAAATTGACAGATTGGCTGAAGAAAACAATATGAAAGTTTTCGATGTAATGATGGATATAATGAGGCATCAAAATGGGGTAACTAATAAAACAGAAAATAAATAATATATGGAAATCGTAAGAGAAGAATTGATTGGATTGCTAGTGGCAGGTCCTGTAAGTGTAACATTCACAAAGGCGGACGGTACAGATAGAGTAATGAAATGCACTAAGTGGATGGATTTAATTCCGGAAGAGAATCATCCTAAGAAAGAATCTACAGGTGATAGTACACCATCTGATAACATCACCGTATTCGATTTAGAGAAAGGTGGGTGGAGAAGCTTTAACATCACAAAGGTAAAAGAGTATTCAGTAGTATAGTATGAATTACAAAACACGCAAACTAATCAAATACGAAGACCTTAATGCGAGAGGAACTCTATTTGGCGGACAGGTATTGAAATGGATTGATGAGGAAGCATCTATATTTTGTATATGTCAATTGAACACCCGAAGTATAGTTACCAAAGCAATGAGTGAAGTAAATTTTGTATCATCTGCTAAGTTAGGAGATGTGGTAGAGATAGGGTGTGAGTTAATCCAATTTGGTAATACATCTATAACAATAGCATGTGAAGTGCGGAATAAGGATACAAAGAAAACTATTATCAGAATAGATAAGATAGTATTCGTAGCGGTTGATGAAAATGGAAAACCGACACAACACGGAATAATTAAATAAAACAATATGACATCAAAAGAATTTGTACTTTGGTTAAAAGGATTTACAGATGGGGTACATGAATTTAACATTACCCCAAAGCAATGGGATACCCTAAAAGACAAGTTGGCAGAGGTTAAAGATGAAGAACCAATAGGATTTCCATTTGGAACACCGAACACACAACCATTCCCAACGTGGCAACACCCACACTATATAGACCCATATAACCCATATAAGATAACTTGTGGTAGTGGTTCATCTGGAACAATTACAACAACACCTAATGTAGGTGGTTCAATTACAATAGCTAATCCACCATTTGGATTTGGAAGTACATCAACCACATACGGATATCCAAGCGGTTCGGCGTGGCATTACACAAATGGCGGAAAGGAAAACGAAAAGGGTGAATAGAGTATTAGTGACAGGTGGATGTGGGTTCATTGGTCGTGCTCTAACGAACGAACTTCTTAAAAGGGGTTACGAAGTTGATGTAATAGATAATATCTCAATAGGAAGCGAAGCGGTGATACCTGAGGGGTGTACATTCCTAAGAGGGGATATAAGAGCTATGGATTCAATAGAGGATTATCCATACAAATACATTTTTCACTTAGCAGCATTGAGTAGAATCCAACCATCATTTAAAAAACCATCTTTAACACATTCGGTTAATGTAGATGGGACGAGGCAGGTAATAGAGTATGCGGAAAGGAATGGGAGTAAATTAATATTTGCTAGTTCATCATCTATTCATAACGGAGGGACAACCTCTCCATATACAATGAGTAAGTTGATGGGAGAGCAATGGTGTAAGTTGTACGCATTTAACTATGGATTGAATGTACACATTGCCCGTTTATATAATGTGTATGGGGAAGGTGAATTAGTTAACTCCCATATGACAGCGGTAATGGGGTTATTCAGAAGAGCAATCTCAAAGGGAGAGCCTATGATAGTGCATGGTAATGGGAAACAAAGAAGAGATTTTACGCATATAGAGGATACGATAGATGGATTGATTAGAATCGCGGAATACGATAAGGTAAACTATGAGATATGGGAATTAGGCACAGGTTCTCACTATAGTATAAACGATGTATTTGATATGTTTCAGAAAAGATTTCCTCAATTAGAAAAGAAGTTTGTAGCGGATGTTGATGGAAACTATAGGGATTCACTATGTACAGATAAGAAAGCGGTAAACATATTAGGATGGGAGCCATTAGATAAATTAAAAGAATACATCAATACACTATGAAAGTAATATACATACCTGAGTTAAGAAAGAATTTAATATTTTTTGAGAAGTCAGGGAGTTCCCTAATGGCAGGATTCTTTAAGAGCATATTAGATTGGAAGGGTATTCCGATTACGGGTGATAGACACGAAGGTGAAACCCTTTTATTCGTAAGAAATCCAATGGAGAGATTGGTTAGTATATTTTATCACTTAGGTATAGTAAGGGATATGGAGATACCATTTGCGGACAAGATAGCGGCATTAGATAAATTCTTAGATGGGTATAAGGATAAGTGTGCTAACTCAAACGACTCACATCTACAACCGCAGAGTTGGGATTTGGATAGGGTAGGTAACGAAACGATATATAAGATAGAGGATATAAGAGAAGGGTGGGATAAGTTAGTAGACCGGTACAGACCTTCATCTAACATATCCTTCAGTACTACGCAGCCTTTTTTCACTGCGGAGGAGTATATAAAGGATTTTGGTATATTAGATGAGGTAGGGATACCAATGGAGATTAATGATAGATTATATGCGGTTACACTATATGGATTCATTCTTAATAAGTTAAACGAAGGGCATCACCATAACGAATCACATAGAATGTTAAACATTTTACATAAAGAGGGGCATAGGGATATAATTGAAAAGTTAAAAGAGATAACAAAGGAAGATATGGATACCTTTGGATATACTAACAAATAATTGATATGATAATAGACATAATAGGATACATTGGGACAATACTAATACTATATTCCTTTACAATAGAGAATATGTTCAAACTAAGGGTAGTAAACTCTATAGGTAGTATAGTATGGATAGTATATGGTATAGGGATATGGGCAGGGCCTACTATATTAGTTAATAGTTGTGTACTATGTATTCACTCCTATTGGTTCTATAAGCATAGAAAGAAAAAGAATAAGGTTAAGATAGATAAGGATGAGTATGGTTGGTATCCGGATGAGGGTATATGATAACTAACCCAATAGAGAAATCGAAGGGGCGGGGGTTGGGGGTATATCGTTCTCCCTTTGTCCTTCGGCCGGAAAAAATTTTGGAGATAAGATTTATTGATAGCAGCCTTCAATTGAGTTGCCATCACAATATATAAAGGTATGAGTAAATGGGAAAAAAGAAACTTAATACTATGGGTACTAATAACACTCGCCTCCTTACTATCCATAATTGGGATAAGATAGGAGTAGGAGTAGATAGAGCGAATGTAATGGAGGGAGAGAGCTTCTATAGTATAAGGATAGGGAGCTTAGGAGCCGTAATAGTACATAGGGAGATTGATGCCGACCATTGTGTTATAGTGGAGGTAAGTAATAATGAGGGAGATAAGGAAGAGAGTGGTAAGGTGTGGATAGGGTCTCAAACACTCCAAAACCCCGCAGAGCTGTTGGACAGGTTTATGAACGTACTAACCGAAAGGGGATGGATATGATACAAAAATTAGAATTCGAAAGGGAAGAGAGGGAGATAGGAGGACCGTATAGGGCGTGTGGTAGCTTAGATATAGAGGGGAGTGTCACCATAACAGGCAATCTAACCGTTCAACAATCCGAATGGGTATATCTTAGAGGCCCAATAACGAGTTCGAGAATCTTAGTAAATGGACCGTTAACTGCTAGTAGTGTATGGGTTAGAGGAGATATCCATATAGGTGAGAATAGGGAGATATTGGATACGAACCCCTACCAAACCATAAACCTCTTAGAGCAGAGATTAGATAGGTTAGAAAGGGCGTTTGAAGAATACATCAATTCCCACCCTACCAAATGATGAGATTGCGGACACTAAAAATAATTCAGTTAAAGCTGAGTATAGTATAGACAGTAGTAGTATAGATAGTATAGTGAATAGAGAAGAAGAACTAAACCGTAGATTCCCTTATAAGGATGGTACTACATATATTCAGAGTATAGATAGATTTAATAGTATAGGTATAGATAGTACTGATAGTATAGATAGAGTAGATAAGATAGATAGTATAGATGATAGGGATGATAGTATAGGGAGTGGTGAGGGTCCGACAACCAATCCACCACCGCAACCCACAGCTCCCTAAATTCTTTTTTTAAACCCAATCGATATATATACGGAGGTTAAACAAACAACGGATATGGAGCAAGGATTAAGTTTTTCAATAGTCATATTACTATGTGCATTCGCTATGGTATTACACAATGGGCCTCTCTTTTTAGGGGTATTCACAATAGGGTCCCTCTACCTTCTATTAAGGGGTAAGAGAAAGGGATGGAGATGGAATAGATAATTTCGGTATAAGCCACAATGAACAGAAAATTATTCGGTGAGGGTACGGATTGAGCAGAATATATTCCTTTTATACACCTAATATATCGATACTACCTAAGTGGTCTTAGCGTGTAATATTCTGAATTATACACTTTAGTGGTAATTTCTTATTTCTATAACTTAGGTGAAAAAGTGGAGAAAAGTGGGAGAAAGTGGATATACACATACACTCGCACATAAACAAATTTTTTTACACACGAGCCCTGTGGAAAACCGGTTTACAAATGTGGATAAATAGGTAGGGATACTACGGACTTATTAACAAATGTAAACTCCCATAAGCTGCTTTTATGGTAATTTAGAGTTACCTAAACTTTTTAAGGGGAACTAAACATTATTCGGTGAGTACAATAAAAGCTGAGAGGAGTACAAAAAGTCTGTTATATAACCTGTATTATGTTAAGTAGGAGTGACAAACCAAAGACCGAATTGTACAAAAAATAAATTACACAAGCGGCTTGACTTTATGGGAATTATTTTGTAACTTTAGGGTTGTGGAGGGCGGGTTCTTATTCTGTATAGTATAGGGAGGGAACTATAGGGCACCGTTATAAAGATACGAAGAATGCCTGATATAAACAAGCTTTTTAAAATATATTTTTTATTTTAATTTAATCTACCCAACCACCACCTCTCTTCTTAACCTTAACTCCTAAGTCTACAGGCTTTAAATCCAACTTCTTAACTGCATTGCGGATATTCTCTGCCCGTTCCCAATCACCTACCTTACCAATCTCTTTAGCTCGTTTCAGTTGCTTAGTGGTTAACTCCTCACCAACTGTCTGAGAGAGGAATTGTTTAGTGTGGTACTCACCCAATGGGACGGTAAACTGCTTTAGATATGCTGCTTTACGGTCCAAATAGGCAAAGAACTCCTCTTCGGATAGTAGTTTTAGTTCCTCTTCGGACAACTCTACAAATTCTTTTTTTGTTTCCATATACTATACTATGCTGTTTTAAATTCAAATGGTACTAAGCCCATATCCATTAATTGTGATTTAGCTTCTTTCGCACCACCATTTATTGCCTTCAGAGCAATTTGTTCTTCTATCCATAACTCAGCCTTCTCCGCAGTTACAAACTTCTTAACTACTCCGTTCTTAAGGGTAACTGAGACCATAGAAGGGAATGTGGGTGAAGGTGCGGCTTCTACCTTATAGTTTCTGTATTTCTTCATTTATTTGCTTTTAAAAATTGATTCAATAGATGTAGGGGAGTAATCAGGTAGTTTTAACCAATTAACTAAGTCACATATAGTGGTGTAGCGTAAACTGGTCCAATTGGTTACCTCTCTCATCTCTTTCAACATACTACCAATGGTATTTGGGAAAGAGGGCTCGG